AAAATGTAGCCCGTCCCGGATAGGCGTAAACGCTCCGGCAACTTGTCGTTAGTTATTTCGCAATATGAATCAATAATCGCTTTACCGTCAGCAAATTCCGTTACGACAATCTGAAAAACGTTTATCGTGTCAATTGATAAACGCTTAACTGTAAAATAAATAGTATCGCCGGTTGTTAGTAAAAACGGTTCGCCGCTTTCATCCGTAACGGCGACGGTGATTGTCTCACTGTCGCCTGATACCATTGTTATATCATTTCCATCAAATTTCATCTAATCACCTAATTCATAGACCAATCTGCGTCGCTTAATTCCATGTGGCAAAACAATTGTTCATGGTATCTTATGCAGCCACCACCGGCGGCGACTATGCAACCAGCCAGAACATCGACTTCATCATAACTCATTCGTCCCGGGCTATACATATCGGCGGCATGGCCTATTGTGTGGTTGCTACCTGTTATGCCGCCATCTACCCTGTTCTGGTAATCGCATCTAAACCCGGATGAAATAACAATCGGGTGGCCATAAATTTCGCGCACGCGGTTAGCAAGATCTTTAATCTCCTGTGTAACGTCACCACCGCAACCACATTCACACTTAAACTCGTCCGGCCCGAAATAGCCATTTTGAGTTGGTTGTTGAACTGGTATAGGTATAGGATCAAAATGCTTAAAAGATGGCTCATACGTCGATAAATCAACATCTTTAGCGGTAATCAAAATCTGGATGGCTTCGGCTCTTAGCCCTGCGCCCTCCGTCCCGGCAAACTCACCATCTTTCGCCCATCCTAACTTACCAACGTCTTGAGCGTTCGACACCCTAAATTGCACTGAATATTTCATAGAGTCATTACCTACTAGCGCCATTTGCAATGCTTCAAGTTTTCGGAACTCGCCAACCGTCCCACAAATTTCGTTTTCCGGTACAAATCCACGCCAACCCATATTTTCGCAATGGGCATTGCCATGCAAGAATACTTCTTCATCATCTGGCTTGTCGATTAGCGCAAAACGGATCGCTTCAATTCTGCGTGATTCGCCAATTGTTCCAGCGACTGCACCGTTTTTAACCCAGTCGCCCCAGCCTTTATCAGCCATGTGTACTTGATATTTTACGCCTAACATTTACTTACTCGCTTTCAAATACTTAAGTGTTTCGTCAGCTTCGATTGCTTCTTTTGTAAAGCTTTGGTTTTTCCACCAGGCAATTAAACTTGTAACCGCTGTGAATCCGTAAGTTATGATATTTGTTGCTAGTTCATCGTCGATTGGCAACACAGAATGCCCGGTCGCAACTAACATCTGATTTGTCAGCGCAATTACCAACAACGCCGTTCTGATTATTGTTCCTGATTCAATCTTCATTATCTGTACTCCTTCTTTAATTTCTCAACGGTTTCTTTACCGATTCCGTTTAATTGTTCTACGTCATCTATCGTGCTATCTGGGCAAAGATTATAGAATTGTTCTATTTGTCCAGCCTTTATCGCGCCAATACCGTTAATTTCCATTAGGTCGTTAATTTCAGCGTCTTTAATCGGCGTCTTGGCAAAGTATAGGCATGATAAAACAATACACCCTAAAGCGAACGACGCTACAAAAACGCATATGAACTTAAAGTGCTTAATGTTTTTTATTTTATTTACTACTTGATTAACCACATAATCACCCCGCTTGCTACAGCTCCGGCAACTGCCCATACCATTGATGGCAACCTGTCGCTTTGCCGGTCAAATTTAAGCAACAATTCATCCAATTTTTTAGATATGTTTATATACCTTTCATCACTAACAGCTACTATTTTCTCTAAAATCGTTACTCTGTTGCGATTGTCGGTACATAGTTCGTCTATCTTCCCTACTTTTTCTTCTAATGTTTTTACCCTTATGCAGTCTCTACAGTTATCGTCCATGCTTCCCCCTTAGATGCTAAAGAGGGGCTTTTTCAGCCCCAATCAATCAAGATTTAGATATCACAATCTCTAGGTGTATTTTTTATCGCCGTGGCTTCTGCTTCCGTTAATAAACCCTTAGTAACCGCTAAATCAATTTTTGCTTCATCGGCTTTACAATTAAGCCAATTCCTTAAAAATAGTTGGTAATACATATCTGACATGATTAAACCCCCATGACTAGATTCATTATGATTTCATCCTGATTGGATTGGGACTGTAAAATTAATTCTTGATTAGCCTTAAGCTGCTCAAATTCAGTAATTGGCGCTGTCGATACCGGCTCAAATGTTTCCGTACTCCACGCGCTATTTTCGTACTTTTTCCACATATAGCTGCTGTCTGCTGATTGAATCTCAATCATGTTACTTTGAATCACCTCACCGCTTAGTTGCGATATGCCGGTACAGATTTTATTTTCGTTTAATTGTGCGTAAAATTTCATTGTTCCTCCTAATTAAATTCGATTACTTGCCATTCCACGGTGTTGCTAGGGTCTGTATATATAGAAAGCGTTTCGTTGTTTGTTAAAAACGAAACACATCTAGCAAAGCTGACTGTGGAAAAAGTCCCAATCGTGGTTGTTTTTGTTGTGAATATTATGCTTTTTGCTATTGTTATTGGGCTTATCTGTACATCAACTGGAATGGTTGTTGATGCCTGGTTACCAAAAACAGAGCCGGACTGCTTGCTTTTTACACTGTTAAACTCAATTACAGACCATTTTAAAGGCACGCTATTTGAAGTGAGGCTACTGCTTCTTTTTAACCTAATTGTATTGTCGTCAATAAAAGTTGCAGATATTAGCGCCGAGCTTGCGTACCCGCCACTCATCCCCGGTTCTATAATTATTACGCTTTTGGATTGATCGATGGTTGATATCGATATGTCGAAGGTTGTTACCGTTGTGTTGTTAAAAGGAGAAGATAGGCCTTCTTGAATGCTTTTTATATTACTATACAAACCAGTCAATTTCGTTTTTGCATCTGTATTATAAAACGTCTTGCCTATTGCAACATCAGAAACTAACGCATCACCTGTTAATGCCAATGTCCCAATCAATCCAGTATCATCGTCGTTGCTAAAAGTTTTACCTGCTAGCACATCGCCAACGACGGCGTTTCCCTCTGCGCTAGCTTTAAGAAAAAAACAATCAGCACCTAAATCGTACCAAACCGTTATTGCTTTACCTGATATAATATTCGGCGGTAAAACTGTATTTGGTTTATACAAATTCTTTCCGTTAATCGTTGTCGCTGCTGCTGAATTACTAGCCGTTGCGATAAAAGTTAGGTTAAAACCATCTGTTAATTCCACGCCGGTTAATGTAATCGCCGTACCTGTACCACCTGCATCTTGAAACGTCTTTAATTTTGTAAACTCTACGTTTGCAGGGGTCACTACTTTAGTGTTAAAAACACTCGCTAGCGCTCTGTCAGTTGTTAAAAACTCTGTTAATGCCATTTATTCACCTCCTATTAAAATTGTTCGTCCCATGTTATTTCTAGTCTCGTATCACTTGCCTTTGGTTTTGGTGTGGTATACTTCAATGCGACCAAATCACCGGCTGAATCGTACAGCCCAAACGCTGAAATGCTTACCCCGTTACCCTCTGCGAAATCCAACACGCCGATAATTTCAGCGGTTGTCGCAATAGGGAACGAATAACTCTCAATGTTTTTGATAACTACTTGCCCCGGGACGACTATTTCTGCGCCCGTTGGTGTTAATGGTAGTCCTGTTCCCGTATCATGCCCACCTGTACCAAATCCAATCTGTGTAATGGATGGCAATACTGAATCGCCTACATGGGCCTTTGCCAGCTTTTCTCTGCCTAAATCCGTTGTAACTACGTTAGTTGTCGGCATCTTCTTCCCCCTTTTTAATTACTTTAATCTCTACGCTGTGCGTAATTTCTACATCCATTATGCTGTTACCTCCGTAACTGTGACAGAATGCGTTATAATCGGTCGAATACCATCTAACAATAGTACGCCGTTTAAATAACTGCTACCGTCTAAAATAAACTGTGGATAGTGATTAACTGATTGATTCAACTCAAAGGTGGTTGAATGCGTTATGTCAATAGTATTTTGCGTTAATAAATCTATGTTTATTTTAACACTATTTAGAATATTAATCAATGAAACAATCGGAACTGGTTCGCACCACCACACCCGGACGCCGCCAGCCTTGATGAAGTTTACCATGTCTTTGGTTTGCTGCATGGCATCGAGTATCTTTTGTTCAAAGTCTGCGTAAGTAAACGTTAACCCACCATCTAAAAAGCGTTCACCGTTTAATAAATACTGTCCGCTTAAAAAGTACGGGTCATTTTCGGAATCCTCATAATCAGCTTTAATCTTTTCAAAGAAATTCTTATAGCGAACTTCAAATGCTGCTGGTTCATTGGAATAACTGGCATCGCCCCAAACTTCCCGAACTCCTAAGAAATTTTCACCTAGAATGACTTCCAGGATTTCATTAAGCGTTTGAACTTGTCCGCCTGATAAATTAGCCTTAATCTTAGTTTTTAGGAACAGACGATACATAATATCGTCCATCCCTCCACGTTCTTCTAATACATTATTTCCTATGTTGTCCAATGTTACGCCTGTTGCCTTGTCAATCTGCCTATAAAGTTCTATTTGCAAAAATACTTGTTTTAATTTTTCAAACTCTAAATCAAATATCGACATTAATTTTGCGATTTTACTTTCTGGATTTTTCTTGTAATTACTGGTAAAGCGGTTTATTAATTTCATATTATCACCACTTTATTGTAGTCGGTAATAGCTACTTGGCCGGATGTTATCACCACGTTAGCAGCGGTGAATGTGATATTGTCAATTGATAATGTGACTGTCACATCTAAAACCCCAGCTACTGAATGGCATAAGCCGATGATCTTAGTATAGATAACATCATCGCCCAAACCTAACCCGAAATACTCTGTCGAATCCTCGTCAAGCCCACCAATATAGGCAATAATCGCAGTCTTAATCGTGACTTCACCGGTAAGCGGGAACAACTCAACATCTTTTGTCAAAGAAACATTGACATAAACGGCAACCTCTGCCACCCGTGAAAATCCGATACTATGGACAATTCCATTAACATCTGTAACGGGTACGACTGTTGTCCCATAGGCCTGTATCCCTGCCGCTTTCGTGTCGAATATGGCATTTGCTATGTCTGAATCTGTTCCACCGTATAACATGGATCTTATGGCCTTTGGTGGGATGCTGTCAACTGTGGCCATCGTGTCGTTTTCGGTAACTACCGCATCTTTTACATTTACCACTGCTAACAGTTCGGCTTGTATTGCTTCTGCTGTGCTTGCCCCACCTTTGGCTATCGAATTATCATAACGCTGCCGAAACTCTGCATCGGTTTCGATATCGTTACCACCGGTTGTTGCTGTTGCATTTGTCACAGATATTAAACCGATTAACGGACTTGTAATGCTTGTGATCGTTCCACTAGCCTTATTACCGGTTATTCCCAACTCAATGGCCTGTATTGCAAGGTCAATTGTCCCGCCCGCCGGTATTGTTCCGCTTGTTTGTGTCCAGAACTGAACACCGTCAGCACTTTGGATTAAAAAATATAGTGGTATCGCTGTTCCAACTACGCCGATAAACGTTGCTGTCCCGGTCGCATAACTGGCCGCCTTTCGGGTAATCCCGATATACTGCCCTACACCGTCTAACTGATAGCCTTGCGCCGTGTCTTTGTAAGCTGAATAATAAACATTTTCAGCCAATTGCCAAACTATACCCATTGCAAAAGAAACAATCTTAATAATCATTCCTAACGGGCTACGTTCGCTTAAATTAACATCTTGCCCGAACACACTTCTTGCCGTTGCGTTCATACTCAAAACTAAATCCTGTTGTCTTGCCCTAACAAAACCTTTACTATCTAATCCAGCCATTTATATAATCACACTCCCTTCTACTGTTCCGTTTGTTTTCGTTAGAATGTCGAAATTAATCACGACGTTGCGATTTTGACGGTCTAAATTAATTTCTAGGCTTCTTATACCTTTTATCCGTTCATCCTGTGTAATCGCTTCAATCACGCCCAAACGAATAGCGTTATTGTTTAATTGTTTTTGCGTAACCAGTGACCGGTCAAAACCCATGTTCTTGTTTAAAAAGAAGTCGCCTAAATTTGTTGTCAAAACACGCTCAACGCTTTGTGCTAGTTCTGCATTGTCTGCTACCATTACCAGCTCCATATTGCTGTCGAAAACTAAATCGTCATCAATTATTTGTAATGTTTTCAGACTACCACCCCCAATACTACAGCATCGGTTAAGTCCCGTTTACCAAATGCCACTAATACTGTATCGTTTAATTGCAAGGTCACGCCGTATAACCGCTTTGCTGTTACGATTAGAGGATATTCAACGTCACCGTTCGAGAACCGCACAAAACCTACCGGTTTTAATTGCAATGGCGACAAATTAGCCACCTTGCATTGCATCGTCGTGTTTATTTCTGCAATCGAATCATTTATCATTGTTTTCATTACTTGGTCTAACATTTTACCCCCTTAATCACTTACCCAGTCGGCCGGGTAGATTTGGCAGTGAACAAAACCGGATGAGTAATATCGGATCGTTCCAAGACCTACCGCTTGCGCTTGTTGGTGCAAATAGTCTACGCTTGATCCTGATATATAGCAATCGCAAGCTTCGCCGGTCAAATGCAAGCTATCAGGAACGCCACCGTCAGCAGCGTTCTGGCTTGGGCATCTTGCCCCACTGGTAATAGTTATGCCACCACCTACATTGTTCCATACTTGATTCATTTTATCTTTTAATTCGGGTACGCAGTCTAAACCACATCCACAAGCGCACTGAAAAGCACCGGCGCCAAATGCACCATCACCGCCGGTCGCCCCAGATGCCGTTGAACTCTGACCGTTCCAGTCATAAACTTCTTGTGCGTAACGATGGCGATTCTCCATCATTGGAATTCCGGCACGTTCCAACGATGACTCCCACATGTCACACGCTGCTATCGGGTCTGTAAACGCCATGTACTCGCTTAACCCACCCGATAAACCGCCGTACACGCTGAATGATGATGATTCGGGGCCGTCTGTAATTTCCCACCACATGTAATCTAGTTGGAACAACAAGTCATTATATGCTTGTCCCCATATCGACGCTATATCAAATAGTGTTTCCCGGCGACCACCAGTCCATTGCATTATTCCAAAACCACCATACCCAGTTGCGCCACCTTCTCCACCTTCGTCTGCGTTAGGATCGTACCCGCTTTCTTGTTCCATATTGCCCATCGCCCCGGACGTTGCGGCACGAGAAAATCCTTTATTCGTCATGTAATTCCAGATTTTATCTTTATTCGTATTCCCACCGCTTACCGATGTTAACTTAACGGGTGGTACATATCGACTCACGTTGTTTGTCGGCAAGCAATTTACAGTTGTTATAAAATCGCCGGAATGACTGCCTGTCTGCACTCTGAATAATCCACTCAACATCTTTGATTCTAACCGGAATACTGATCCCAACACAAACAATGGATTTAACAAGCATGTTATTTTATATCCGATTGCCCCGTCAATGTCGATAACCTCCGGACTACCAATTAACCCAGTATCAGGTCTTAATAAAAATCCCGTGTCCAATTCATAGCGATTTGCCACTATAAATATTATACCATTGCGATTGAAGTAAAAACTATTTGTTTCAGTTGCGATATCCTGCAACGCTTTAGCTAATGAACCACTGATAATTTTCCCAGTATCATAGGTGATATTATTCTCTAATGTGATGTTTCCGCTTTCAATTCCCGATTCCCGCAATAGTTCCGTAACAATTTGCATTGCAGTAACTCCGGGTGAATATGTTTTGTTAACTGTTTTCGTCAATAGCGTTAGATTCTCAGGTGTCACCATTACTTTATAGCTGTGGTCTACACTGTCTTTACCTTGTTGAATATCGCTAATGTGTCCACTTAGAATATTACCTAAGTTTCCATTGTACCCAGCGTTTAATGTTAGGCTTTGCCCTGGTTTAATGTGTGCCACGCTATCAGGTGACAGGTTATACACTGTCACCGTTGAAACATCCGGCTCATCTTCATCACCAAACTTAATATCAAAGTCCATGTCTAAATCTGGAAACGTTTTACCGCCGATAATTAACTGCTTGCCACGTCTGAATAATCTACTCACTATTGCCACCCACATACAAAAGAACCGTCGTACCGAAATTATCCCACGTTATTTTTTTGGCTGTTCCGGTGCTGTCAAGCGGTTTAATTAGTGGGAACTCAATATAGGGCCGTTCGCTTAGTAATGCTTTACCTAATACCAACTTTTCACCGCTTGTTAGAATGGCATTAATGGTTGATATCGCCACAGTAAAGAAGTCGTGTTCAGAATTGTAGTTAAATTCCATTGCATAAGTCGTTTTACTTACTTGAATATCAAACTTATACGGTATTAAACTCTTATCAATTGGTATATAACTAGCCATTACTCATCCACCACTGACTGCAACCCGCCGTTTTTTAAATCATTAGCCTGTGTAAAGATATAGGCTTCATCAATAACGGTTATCGTCCCCTCTGCTATTCTAACTTCCTTTAGGTTCATATCGAACGATATGCCGCCTTTAATATCTTTGTTGCGTTTACTATTCATCGACTCAATTACTACGTTATTTGCCGTGTCTATGCCAACATAACGCAACACGTCACCAGATTTTAAGTAGTCTCTCAGCGCCTGAATCTTTTGGTCTGCGTTTTCTCCACAAATTACGCCGGATATTGACATTGATAGCGGTTTATTAATAATATGATCGCTAATGTTTCCACCCTCAATAGATTTGTCGGTAATCTCATTGGTTAATGTTGCATTTTCATCTGTCGTACTGGAAAAAACAACGTCACCCAACTTGCACTTTTTGAATTCGTCGTACCAATCAATAAAATATTGGTCGGTCTTTTCATCGACTATTTGAATTTCAATTGCTTCAAGCCGTAATGACTGCCCCACGCTACCACATATACGCCCGTCAATTGTCCAGTCTGTCCAACCAACGTTTTCAATATGTGTTCTGTACCATACGTGTTTGTTTGGGTCGGCATATAATAAACGAATCTTAAACGCCTCCATGCGCAAACTTTGACCGGTTGTCCCGGCTTCTTGTCCACGCTCCACCCAATCTTGCCATCCCACGTTTTGCACATGGGCTTTATACTCTAGTCGATAATCAGATTCAACGATTAAAGCTTCTAAGCGCCTAGCTTCTCCAATAGTTCCGGCCATTTCACCGTCGAACTTTTCTTCAGTCCATCCAATATCTTGTAAATGCGCTTTATAACTTATCATGCTTCACCTACACATACACGGGTTGATTTCTCAACTCTAGTTCTTTGCTGTACCGTTCCATAAACTTGTAAAATTCTTTTTCGATATCGCTTACGATTCCTTTTGCGTTCGCTGACTCCCCAACACTTACTTGAAATACGGGGCTTAAATTAACGACGTTACCAGAACTTCCACCGCTTATGCTTGCTTTCCTGCTTAAATTTCCGGCCATCGTGGTTGAAACTCCACTTGTCGCCTGTTCTACCTTTGGCGTTCCGGCGTAAATTCCTTTTGCTAATCCGTCCATCATATCAGGCATCCATGATTCATAGTAATGCAATGGCCCAACGTCTGGCCGGGAAAAATGAAGGAATGACGAAATCTTATCAGCTACCGACTTAACGGCATCGCCTACGGCTGTTATCCCTGATTTAATCCCGTCAATTAATCCCTGTACCATATCAGCACCCCATTCTAAGAACTTACTAGGTAATTCTTGCAAAAATGTCATAGCCCCGTCAAATGCACCGGTTATCATTGCTGATACCCCATTAAATGCGTTACCAATGCCATCAACAATGCCCGTAAAAAACCCGACAACCGCCGACCAGATAGACTGTATTCCATCCCATGCCCCGGTAAATATTTCTACAATTGACGCCCACGCAAGCCCTAATCCAGTCGTGATGTTTGTCCACAACTGCGAAAAGAAGTCAGCAAAGGCCGTCCATATGGCGATAACGCCATTTCTAAAGTCCTCATTGGTGTTCCACAAGTATGTTATGCCAGCAATTAAGGCCACAATCCCCAATATGATTAATCCAATTGGATTTGCAGACATGGCAATATTTAAAGCCCATTGAGCCGCTGCCATTACGTTTGTAGCCACGGCCAACACTCCAACGGCGGTTGCTAGCCCTACCAATGCTGGCATATTCTGCTGCAATACCGGCAATATATTATTTGCTAGCGTTCCCAACAAATCGACAAAACCTTTCATTGCTGGACTGTTTAATGCGTCAATAACGCCTTGTAGCATCCCGGCGATTGCTGGGCCTACTGTTTCAATTGCTGAAATAGCCCCATCAATTAATGTTTGCAATCCCGGGCTGTTGGCTATCTCGTTTAATTTATCGCTTGTACCATCAAAAGCTCTTAGTGCTCTTGTTTTAAAATCAGTCCATACTTTACCAAATGTCAATCCCATTGCTTCAAATTGAGCGTTTGTTTTTTCAGTGGCGCCAAGTACACCGTTTTTAATAACATCAGTGGTAATCTTGCCTTCTTCGGACAGCGACCGCATCTGTTCAACAGGTACGCCCATATAATCAGCCATTGACTTAATTAACGTCGGTGCATTTTCGTATATGCTGTTAAGTTCATCGCCACGTAGCGCCCCGGATGCCATCGCCTGCGTTAATTGTAACATTGCTGCGCTTTGGCCTTCGGCGCTTGTTCCACCAATTGCAAACTGTTTATTAACTTGGGTTACAAAACTTAATATTTCATCCGTGCCGCTAAACGCTGCGCCTGTTGTAATACCTAGTTTTCCGACTGCATCAGCCATTGAGAAATATTCTGAATGGGTATCAAGTGCTGCTGCAAATATCTTGTCTTGAACTTCTTTTGTGGTGCTTAACCCGTCATTCATCAAATTAATTCGTGCTGTACTGCTTGCCATCTGGTCTGATATGTTTAGTAGCTTACCAGCGCCTACAACGCCCATGACGGCGGCGGCCACTTTTGCCAACCCACTCGTTAAGCTTCCGGTGGCGCTACTTGCTCCACTCATGTTAGTGTTTAGGTTCTTAACGCTCGCCGATGCTTTGCCAGTACTGGAATCAATGCCGGTAATTTTGCTTTTTAATTTGTCCGTTGCGCTGTTCATCTTATCAATGCCAGCGGTCGAACCTTTAAAGCCAATATTAAAGGATAAACTTCTTAAATCCATGTTACCCCCTTTCTAAAAAAGACAACCTTTCGGCTGCCTTATTTACTTTTTCTTGTTCAATTCTTTTTCCTGTAGTTCAATAAAATAGTCAAGTGCGGCATTCGCTTCAATCACTTCTTCTTCGCTCATTTCCTTCATTTCGGAATAGTTCACGATGTTGTTACAAACTAGCCGCCACAAGAGCCATGTTTGTTCGGTGAACTCTCTTAGTTCTCTCTTGCTATTTAGGTGCCTTTGCTTTTGTGCGAAACTGCTGAAACTCCGTCACCTCTGTCATGAATAAGTCAAGGTCATTCGGTGAGTCGAAATCGTCCATGGTTAACCCCTTTGGCTCAATCACAATGTTTTCTAGGATGTAATCATATAAGAATAACGGGTTTACCTGTCCATTCTTGTCTGACGCATCATAACGGGCTTGAATCCATTGCCGATTAGGCACTTTCTGCACCTTGTATTTCTTTCCGTCTACTTCAATTTCTTTCTGTTCGTATGCTGCCATTTACGACCTCTTTCTTATGCTGTTGGCTTGACCGTATAGTCTGCCACGTAAATATTATATTCTCTTGATTCTTCTTCTGGTGCTTCTTTCTTATCAGCCGGTTTCATGACTCTGCACTTAGTACCAGACACGTTAGAAGCGTTAGTGTATGCCGATACAACAGACATAGGGAATAGCGCCGCATCACCTTTTTTGTTTGCAAGTCCGTCCAATAGAGGGCAACTTGGAGATGTTGGTTTCAATGTAATCTTTACATTCCCCGTTTCGTCATTAGTTTCGCAGAACGTCACATCACCAGCCGCCCCGATGGAAGTGGTAAAATTATCCTCGTTCTTAGCACACTCGATAGCTGTACCATCTGCGTATCCAGTGATTACTGCACCGTTAATTACAACGTCGTTACTTTTAAAATCATAGCTTGTTATCATTTACTCCACCTCCTTATAGTGTTAAAGTTCCGTTAATGGTTACTTTATCAATTGCGCCAGCGATGGTAGCCGTCCATGCTAAACCGTTATAAACTCGGTTAGACCGGTCGGCTGCTGTTGTGTCTTCTCGCTTAATGGTAGTGTAGCTGTAAACTGGAACTCCTGTATCATCAATTAAGACAATCCCGTTGTTGGCGCCTGTTTTAAGCACGTTTTCGACAACTCCCACTAACATAGCGATTCCTGCATTGGAGTATGGGATTTTAGCTGTTCCCCGTTGTAACGCCCTTAATTGTGATTCCATGTTAAATTTAACCCAGTATTTTGCAAGCACAGTATCCAGATATTCACCGCCACCAGTGAACCCATCAGTAACCTGTAAAACGCCATCGTCTTTAATGTAGGTAACCACTCTATTAGTACGAATAACAGCAAGTTCTGCATCAGTGATAACTGATTCTGGCATACTCACAAGCGTTTTAGCCTTCAAGTTTTGAGATCCGATATCACGCATAATCATGTAAGTAAATGCTGCTTCTGCTAAATAAGCGTCCGTCGCACTGTGGTAACAAACAAAAGTATTCGGGCTTAATGTCGCCGTGGTCATTGTCTTGGTCTGGGTAGTAACGATGTACATCTTGTTTTTATCCGCTACCCACGAATTTAAGGCGGTCACGGTTGCATCTGCGTTATCGGTGCAAGTCACGGCAAACCAATCCTCATTAATGATGAGGTTTAAAGCTGTCACAATATCAGCCGGTAAAACGGTTGTATCGCCCGCAATGGCAATTTCCGCCGGTGCTGGTACTTGTGCGAAAATCTTAGCAGCAGTTTTGTACGTGTCGGTTGTATCTGCAAAATCTGCTACAACCTCAAGCATATTGCGATAGGTTTCGTATGGATGGTCGGTGTCTGTCTCGAATATTAATATCTTACCAGACGATTCAGCGACTTGCGCCGCTGTTTCTAGTGTGATATTAACGGTAAAATCATTTAATCTACTCATTTAATCCCCCTGATTTATGTTTATTGTCTCGATTGTCTCGATTATTCTGTCGGTTTGTTCTAATATTCTTATTCTCACATCGAACCCATAACGGTACTCATAATGGTCCACGATAAAAATAGTCCGGTCTGTGATCGCTTCAATGCTTACAATAACGGCGTTAACGTCTTTCAGGTCATAATATAAAACGTGCTGGAATAACTTCATCGCCGAAACCGCTAATTCATTAGCCCCCATTGCGTCTACTGCGTATGCTGTCATGCTCATTGTAAATGTCGGATTATCGACCGCAGTTTCTTTAATGTCATAATCAAATGTTTCGCTTGTGCTGTCAATTACCGTACTGTTTACATATGCACCGCCCAATCCTTGTACGTAGGCTGTTATAACCTTGTAACTCATGAATGGGTAAGGTGGCTTAGTTGGTGTCTGTTCCATCATAATAACCGGCTTTGCAAGTTTCGTGTATAACTTGTTTACAATCGTGTTAATTACCGTGCGCTCACTCATGCTCCACCTCTCTGTAAGATGTAGATGAATAGTCCGGTGTCAAAGTCTGCATAATCTCTCGACTGATTAACAGTATACAAGATATCTTTATACTTAACCACTTGCCCCTTTTTAATGGAGGTGTAAGTATACAACTTTTTATCTTCTAGGCTATACGTCCCGCCACTGTCGTACTTCAAATCTTCATTGCTTAACGGAATTACTGCACCATCAAACGAAACAAATGTAGCTGTTCCAGTAACCCATACGCCGCCGTTGTCGTAGTCGTAATGTCCGGCCGTTTCTGATTTCAGATAAACAGGATTTTTGCCATACTTCTTAATTAAGTTTTTAAAGTTAAAATTACTCATCCGTTCACCTTATATCTAATGTTCCTAATCAATTCGCCTGTATCGACAAGCGGGTTGTCTGAACCTTTAGCCCTTACTGTAACATGATGCAATGGCGGGCTTTTTAAGTCAATCGCAAATTTTTGTATCTTCCCTTGCGCCACTGCGCCCAATACATTACAGGCGTTCTCTGGCGTTATGTCTTGCTCAATTACTTTTACTAATAACTTTTCCGTTTGGTTTGCAATAAAGTTTTTGTTTTCGTCGTAACCAGCACGAATAAATGACCTCTCCGGGATGTTAATGTATAGCTTTGAACGTCTTGGCCTGAAATCTAAAACCGCTGCTAAATATCCACGCATTTTTTCGGTTATCTTTATGTCGCACCCGTATTCTTGAACCGTGGCAATCATTTTCATTTTTGCACTTGATTCTTCCAGAACACCAACGTCAATATCCTTTTTGTAAAGTTGTTGCAATGTTTTAAGCAGTTTATCAGTGTTATTGATATCTTTGACGCTCATAACATTTTAAGACGCTTATAAGGCGCTAACACGTTTTTAATGCTCATTCCCGATTCATTAACGCCAAAAGACTGACTCATATCAGATAGGCTTTCACTTGTTACCCCAATTGATGCCATTGACGTTTCCAGCTGATCGAGAGCATAAGAAAAATCATCAGCATCAATTAAATCCGGGTTATTGCAATACTTCTTGCACCACGCTAGAAGTTTTTGCCGCTCGGTCATGGTTATTCACCTGCTTTCAATAACTCCAATAACGCTTCTTCACTCTTTCTTGCGTCGTGCTTTATGCCTTTTGATTTTAACTGTTCGATGATTTCGGCTTTTGTCAATTCGTCTGCGGTTGTTTCCATTTCGGCACTAACCACTTCTTCAACTTCTTTCACTTCTTTAATGATAACGGGCGCTTTGTTCTTATGCCTGTTTAACAACATATGTTTACCTCCTAATTTAATAAAAAAGGGGCTAATGCCCCTAATTTAATTAAGCATCAAATTTAATGGTCTGTGCTTTGGCTGTTCCGTCTACAACAACAACGGTTGCTGATTTTGTAGCGGCATCTTTTGTTGCTACGGCAGTATAAGAACCACCGATAATTTTAAACACCACGATACCAGATGCGTTTGTTAATCCGGTCATGCCGCCAAATGTTACGGTCGCACCTTCGACGGCTACATCCGCATTTGTAGTAACGGTCAAAGTGACGGTTGTTCGGACATCAAGGTTAACTGCCTTTGATTCGTCGTATAAGTATGTGCCGTAATGTTCATCTGCTGAAATAACAGTAGATTTTGCCAATATATCCCGATCAACTTCTACATCTGCACCACGTTTCATAAAGATTGTAAGTGCTCCGGGCTTAACGATGTGGGCTAAACCCCTTGTAACTCGACGTGATCGAACCACTTGAGCATCTAAAACGGCGCCATAAGTGCCATTAACGACAATAGAATCACCTAATTCGGTATATCTTGCCCACGCTCCGGCCACTGCTTTACGCAAAACAGAAGCGTCTAGTGGATGCATTAACATGACTTTGGTCTCATCGTCTTCGTCTGTAAATAGGTCAAGGCCATTTGCTACGGTGTCAAGGTCGAATGTACCAGGGTCATTATAAACCAGTGTTGCGCCTTCCAGACAATCAACTAAATCATTATCAATTTTGTCAGCGATTGACATTTGTAATTGATTAGTAGCTTCGCTGATCGGATCGCCCAAACCAGACAAAACGGCTTCGTCGGTAATTTCTACGGCCTTGGCTGCCTTTTTAATAGTGAAATCGGTGTCGGATGTTGTCAGGGTGGTAATCCCAATAGAAACGCCCTCTGCTACATCCTCAGCGGCTCCAATGTAAGCAAATTTAGGAACAGTAAGCGTTGAACCCGGTCTCCCTGTTAATGTAGTGTCTACGGTTGCCAGCGGTGCAAATTTAATCTTGTTTGGCAATGTTGCCGAAATCATCGAGGCCATAACCTCGGGGTCGATCATGTTGGTTAATTTTGTTTCTGCAAATAATTGCAAGTTCATTGTTTTAATTCTGCTTGTTTGCATTTAATTCTCCTTTTACAGTAAAGATTCGTAAAGTTTAATATTTGTTTGTTTCAATTCAAGCCGTTCGAGATAGGTCATTTTCTGAAACTGTTCTTTTGTAACTGCTCCGGCTGTCGGTTTTGCACTTCCTGTCGGCGTTCGTCCTGATACACGGTCATTAATTGCTTTGTCAACCGCCGTTCTGAATCGTTGCTCAAACATGTTGATATTTTTTAGCGTCACCTCTGGATTTTCAGCAACTAACATCGTTGCAAAATCAGGTGGCAACCCTTTGGATATTAAGTCTTTTTCGGTCTGTAATGTCAAACGCTCCTTAATGATTTCAGCTTTTTCTTTTAAAAATGATTCCCGTTCAAGTTCAAACTCTTTCTTAGCCCGTTCTTCTGCACTTAATTCCGCTAGTTCTTTGGCTTGTTGTAATTTTTCAGCTTGTTCGGCATCCCATTTATCACGGGCTGTCTGTAGTCCCTTTGTTGTCATGCGGTCGGCTTCTGCCTGTACCATCTTTTTAACTTCATCCTCAGTATAAGTCTTTACTACTTGCTCAACGGCATCAACTTCGGAAGTTATATCAGCTTCTGCTGTCGCGTCCTCTGCGAATAACTGTAAATTCATTTTATATGGTTTGTTTAACATTTAATTTCTCCTTTGCCCTACCAGTTCTTGCCTGATAGTTCGTATTGATTTGATTTTACCATGATTGTGTTGCATTTGCAACAGTATTGCTAAATTGTGTTATTTGGATTATCAAGCTTTTCTTTTTCGCCAACTGCTATTTTAATTCCTTCTACATATCCTTGCCTAATTTTTCTATCAATTCTTTCGTCGGAAATAAAAGTATCTATTATTTCCATCAATGACTTTACGAAACTTAAATCTTTAGTATCTATTTTTAAATATGGTCTCATTTTATTTGCTCCTAATCTTTTATTGATACAGTAATTAGGCATCTGCACCCCACGTTATCATATAGCGAATTTACGCCCCGCATTTGCCGTGGTGCTTTGCCAACGCTACCCGACGGGGTCTTAAACTCTTGATCGTATGGGATTGTTACGCCCTCCATTTTTACATGGTCTGCTCTGTCTCCCCTGTTAAATGTTCGTACCCGCTGATCTCTCATCGTATTCCACGTCTTTTGCAATGCTACTTTTTTACTAGCAACGTCTAAAACGTCTGTCTGCCCATAACTCTTAACCCTGTCAGCTTCGATATCAGCCATGTTTTTGTTTTTCTTGTAATCTTTATCATTAACATTTTTTAACGCTTCTACGGCCTGTTTGTAGGTTGATTCTGCCTGCAATCCCGCTCGGGTTTGTGTGCTTAAATTATATGCTAGGTCACCCCTGTTCTTGTTTAGGCGGTCAGTCCACGGAATCCCGCCCATTGGGGCAACAACCGTTTCTTTAACTGGTAGTGTGGCGATTAATCCAACCGCTAACACTACCCCCAGTTCTTCCATGTGCTTGTACTCTTCCTCCGCAGCTTCAAGATAAGCAAGGCTTAACCCCTCTGTTATAATCCCTTTATTGTCCTGATACAGTTTCTTAACAAGCCTTGCTATCCGCTTGTCAAACTTATCGGCCCGTGAGAACTTCATAAAATCCTCATAAGTCCAGCCGTTCTCATAAATCTTTGACAGTTCTTTCTTTAATACGGCAAAGAACTCTTTATACTTCTGTTCCATCGTTGGCATTTGTTACCTCCGTGGTTGATGTTTCTTGTTCATTGTCGAATACACTATCTGCATATGCGTCTCTTTCTTTTTCAATCGCTTTAAGTTCTTTTTTTACATCTTCTACATATGGGATTATTGATAACACTGTTTCTTTTGACATAATACCGTTTAACTTAACAGCTGCGTCAACACGTTTTGTAACGTCAACCGGCTTTTTGTACTCAAATTTCATTGATACATCAAGATAATTAAAGTTAGATCCCCTAAAATTAAGGTAATTGCATATCAACTCTATCCGTCTTTGCAATCCTTTTTTAAACTTACGTTCTTTATTTCCAGCTACATTATCCATGGCACATAGTTTATAATCCATAGCTACACCACTGTCGGACGTTTGAAAGCTTTCATCGCTTAAGTCGATAACCTTTGAAAATTTATGTATATCATTGTTTGTAACTTTAATTTGCTCAACTGAATCTTCAACATTCGACGGTTTAACTAAAAACCCAGCGTCGCCTGATTCATCTAGCAATAACACCCGATTGTTTTTCATTTCCGCTACATCGTCTGAATTAGTTCCACTCATATTCACAAGATACAAGTAAGCATCTGTAAAGTATTCAAGGTCATTCGTCTTGTTTGACCGGCTCAGGTTATAAGCATCAACTAAACTCAAAACGTCCTCAAAATCACCCTTTACACTCGCATTATTGAGGTAATCAACCACCGGCACGTCACCGAAGAAATGTTCAAACCGGTCAACCTCATTCATGTTGGTTAGTTCGTATGTGGCCACTTCACGCTCATCGTAACACTCCACGTATTCAGTTTCAGTCTGTCCATCATCCGACAAGATGCTGTAAACACGAATAGCCCCTATGATCTTAGGGGTTATGTCTTGATTATAGATGATTTTCATAGCTAGCGGATCTACCTCATTGAATCTTATGTTGGTATCTTCATCAAGGTAGATGATCTCTTGCCCTCGGCCATACGTTCCGGCTTGTCGTGTTAGTTCGCTGTTCTCGTCCTGTTCGTCGTTGTAATTGAAGATATCCTGAATCACCTCCATTAACTTCTCGTCTTTACTGGAATACGTGACCGGATTACCCAATAGATAGCCCTGAAACATATCAACAATATATGATGGGTAGTTATGTACCAGTTTATTATTCGGCTTTCCCTCGTCCATCGTCCGGCTTAATATATCATGCCTGCCGTCGTAATAGTTCCGTAACTTATTCAGTCTCGTTGTATCCCACGTTTGCAACTCATATCTAATCCTTTCTACACTTAGCATACTTCATCAACCTTCATGAAAATTTTACCATCAACGTCAATGAATGTCGGTTCGCCAAACCCCAACCTGATATCAATGTCCTTAGTCATTATCGTTTCATTTGTTCTTAAGTCAATATGCGTTATAAGTTCGCCAGTTTTACTATCCGTTACCGACATATAATTTGGCGCTTTTGCTTCGTAAGTTTCAATTTCTTTATTCATTTCTATTCCTCAACTTTCTCATATGTCTTATCGAATATGTCTGGTTCACATGGATAAAACTCACCATTAACACCTTTAATAACGTAATCAAAAATAGAAACAAATAAGTTCCCTTCTAGCGTTTCTATTATTGGAGATTGCGTTTCTTTATGCCACGACAAGTCACCGCCAGTAAACTGCATCAACTCATAAAAATTATCGTCCGTACCGTCATATTGTATTGCTTCAATAACCACTGGTTTCTTTCTATACTTCATCATCTTTCCCCCTAAATTCCTAATATACTTTTGCTCATTGATTTAACTTTATTCTGCTTCATTTCCATTTCAAACCCATACCGCAACGCATCGAGTAAATGGTTGTTCATGTCAACCGGTTTCGGTATAACATTTCCATCCTTGTCCTCACGCCATTTGTACGATGTTAATTCTTTTATCGTGTTATTGCAGCGTGGATTAACTACCAACTTATGAGACTGTAACCACTTAACGCCATGCTCGATGCTACCCGGGCCTTTTTTAGCCCCTATCGCCCGTATGCCGTGTCTTTTTAGATCGGCTATACTTCTAGGTTCCGATGAATCACAAGTTACTAATTCACCGCCTAAAATGCTTTTTAATTCCTCTGCTACTTCATCTATAAACATGGCTTGTCTGTAAAATTCATCCACTACATAGATTGTTTTATGCTTCTTGTCGTAATGGCACCTTATAAACGCTGTTGGATCATCTGCGAACCCGAAGTCAAGGCCATTGAAGTAGTTATCAAAGCCGCCGTTGTCGAACTCTTGTTTTTCCCAGTTGGTATAGATTAGATTTCCTAAACTTCCCCAATCCCCCAATGCATAAATGCGGTAATACTGGTAGTCCTGTTCTTTCAGCCGCTCCAATGTTTCCCGGTACTTTTCATCCAAATGAACATTGTCTTGATAGGTAGTCTTTAAAACAAAAGCGTTTTCATCACCAATGTCAAAGAATACCCGTTTAAGCCAGTGCAATTCGCTAATCGGGTTAAATGTCATGGTTAACTGATACCCTAGTTTATTCTTACCACGTAACCGCAAATCCAATTGATTAAAGTCTTGTTCGGTTATCTCTGACGCTTCTTCTATCCAGCAACGATTAATACCGGCAACTGATTTCAGTTTTTCAACATTATCAAGCCCGGACGTTATGAGCCTAGCCCCATTCTTACAGCTAATCGCCATTTCTGTTTTATTAATCACAAAAATATCTGATAAGTCATTATCTAAAATGATATCAGATAGTAATTGAAACACTGAATGCCGTATTGACTGCCCGGTCTTTCTGACAACTAAATACCTGTAATCTGGATCACTTGCCATATTTAAAATAGTTTCTTGTGCTACGAAAAAAGATTTCCCTGACCCAGCTAGGCTCCGCCGTAAAGTACCCGGTATCTTTTACCGTTCATCTTTGCTTCTTTAAATGATTTATTTAGCTTCATGGCGTGGCATCACCTACCTTTACATTTATCTTTTATTCCCAGTCTACTTTAATCGAAACACCGCCAGAATGTTCAAATTCTTGCTTATCGCTCCACCCATAACATTTCTGTTTTAATTTGAAGATAGCAAAGGTCGCATTGATCGTTCCATTTTCAGCCCCTTTGATCGTTCTTACTTCCTGTTTTGCGTGGCATCTTTTTATAGAGTCATTTAAACTATCGCATTCTTTAGCCAATCTGTATATGGCATCTTTGCTTATTTTTGTTTCATAGCAGAACTGCTGAATCATCGGATCGTCGTTTTCCTCTACGTAATCATTTAATTCAATGGCCACTTTTTCCGGGTCATACTTAGCCGGCCTCCCTCTCTTTTTCGGTTCTTCTTTGCTCATGCTGTTACGTCCTTTCTATAATTTAACTTTACCATTTTCATCGTAAATATCAAACATCTCTCCACAATAATCGAATATATCTTTTTGCAGTTTAACTATTCTTTTTAATGTTTTGCATTGGTAAAGCTTCATTCCTTGGTTATTATTATCTATACCTAAAAATTCTTTCCGATAAAACCTGCTGAATCTATTGTCTTTATAAATTGCTCTATCGCTAACTGTGTATTTTCGTTCTGGAATAATGCTACCATCCGTTTTAATTATCTCTGGTATCGTCGATTCAAATGGTTCTTTTCTTAAATAATACATTATGTTTCTCCTTTTACTCATAACACTTATACACCATTATACCACAATCACAACGCTAATTAAAGAAAAAAGCCGTATTTCTACGGCTTATAATGTTGCGCTATTCAGTTATTATAATTCAAAGTTTGAAAAGTCTCTTTCTTCTTCTTCAACAACTCCACCAGCTTCGCCAACAAACGATTCAAATGTTTCTGTATATTCTGCAAATCCTTCTTCATCTACTCCAACAAATTCAATCTTACTACTTTTCATTTTCTCAACCCTTCTGGTTTTTAGGTGTTTCCCTCACCTCTTGATACTAGTATATACTATTAAATACTACTTGTCAATAGTTTATCTAAAAATAATTAAAATAAAAAAGCCAGGTTCCCCCGGCCTTGCATCACTTATTTTTATTCATCTTCCATATAACTCCATAGCCAAACAGTAAGAATCATTGGGAAACAAAGAATAATAGGGCCACCAATTGCAATTAACAAACCAAAAATTATCACTTCTTTGTCATTCCTTTAAAAAACTCATTCATAAAAATGTCGCTTCTTTTTGATTCTTCGTTTTTTTTGTAATCATTTAGCATATCTTTCAGTATGTTTTTAGCTTTCGTGTTATCCCATAAATCCTCAATCGTTACCAACTTCTTACCTAACCCTTTATGTGTTTCGTATGATCCAAACCCCCAGCAACCTTTATTGTAGACAATAGCTAAATCATTTAGGTTTAACAACTCTTGCACCCGTGGTATCATTCGGTAACGTGCGTACGTGAATCTTATCTTTTCATCACTTCCTATTTGCTTTGCCAACTTTTTCAGATTCTCGATATCTTCAATTTTAATCATTTCATTTTTTGCTAACATGCGTATCATTTTCTTTTATCCTTTCTGTACTTGGAACAGCATTTTATTTTTTCTAGTTCTTCTTCCTGATTTTTATTAATACTATCGATTCTATCAATCGCCACTGCTAGTTCTTTTGATAACATACTAGATAGCACTCCATCTCGTTTTTGCTTGTATGATTCAAAGTCATTCGTGTAATTATCAGGATTCTTAAATCCACAACCTTGATAATATGAACCGTAACAACTTTTTATAACACCATTGTCGTTAATTATTAATCTCTTGTTTATTTCTTCAATTTCTTTCTTTGTTATATTCACAGCATTTCTAATGCTTGCTTGGTTATCTAATGCTTTGCACGCACAAACTACAAACACAAATATAAAAAACCAAACCCCGATTATTCCTATTAACAATAAATTTTCCACTACTTTTTACCCGCTTTCCTTGCTTCACGCTTTTCCTTTTTCTCTGCAAATATCCGATCCCGCTCGTCCCATACCGCCTCCTGCTTCGCCCGTCGCTTCGTGTTCTTGCTCAACTTCGGTCGCTTACCAGTCACGTTGTAATACACCAATTGAATGACGGTAAAGGATATAAGGCACACCATTGCAAACAGTATTAATTCCATATTACTTGCCCCCTCCATTTCTCCACTTAAACGCCATAAACCACCCAGTAAACGCTAACACCGTCATTATTAGATATGCAAACAAATCCGCTTGCCCGTCGCTTGCATTGATAAAAAAATCAACCACAATGAATACCAGTACCGCCCACTTAATTACTTTTGCTTTTTTCATTTAACAATCTCCATTAATTTATTTTTAACCTCATCGCCTACCACGTCACCTATTCGGTAATAGCTGCCGTTTCGGTTGTGATAGATAACTTCTTTGACATGTCCGTTCTCAATAATAATTTGCCGTGTCACTCTATCCAGTTCGGGTTCTTCTTGTTTACCTAATAACTGCTTGATTAGTTCCCAGATTTTCATGTTTCCCCCTTAGTTTTTTAGTTATTTATTTTTAAATATTGTACCATATGTAGGATTTTTTTCCTTCTCGTTAATCGACATATATCGGTATGCGCATACGCCTTTAGGTTCCTGATATTCACTGCTCACGTCAAGACTGTCATTCAATTGGTATATATGGCAATCCTTCCAGTTATTTGCTGTACACCCGATACAGTGATCGTTGATCATGATTTCCAGTATATCACGTAACCGGTCATCAGTAATAGCAATCGCCCGTCGATCAATAACCCCTTGAATCTTCGGCTTCATCACGATTACGTTATCTTTCAGCATTCGGTCAATTTTCTTAAAATCATCCGGCAGCCGTTCGCTTAATAACTTCATAGATTTCTTGTGTCGTGTTCGTGCATGCTTCATTTCCGTACGTTCGGCATCTGTCAATAAGTTGCCGTTTATAAACTCACTATAAATACAATCAACGTCCCGTAAATACGCTAGTCTTGTTCGGTCTGCACCGTTTGCGTAATCTTTCATAGTTTCTTACCGCAAATAGGGCAGAATTTAATCGCAAGATATCCAAATAATGATTCATCGTAATGGTAAGCTTCTAAATCATTATCTTTGTCTATTGAAAAAATAAATCCCCCATCTTTTATTTCTGAACCGTTGCAAAATTCACATCCATCAACCACGCCAACTTCATCATTCAATCCATCAACTATTGGACTCCACATTTTTAACCCCTCTCAACCCTTCACACTTAAAAATACAAACCAACACATCGCCTCCGTAATTTGGTCAACTTTCGCACTTGATTATCATTAAGCAATACCTAACAATTCTGGATTATCGTATATGTTCCCAATTTTAATAATGTCACTTCCGTCAGATATACTTAAAAAAGCAATTGTCCCGCTATACATAAATCCACAACAGTCATTTAACGCCTTTTCAATTTTGTTGCCCCATGTAATTTCTTTTTTGCCGAAAATGTCGTGTTTTACTATATCACCCTCATAAATTTTCGCATAATTTTTGTCTTTCAAACCGGTATATTGGCAAATAGTCTCTTTTGAAATCTTCTTCAACCCAAATCTAAAGTCAGAATCAGAAAAATCACTAATGTTTTTATCATAGATATAATAAACGTTGTTAATAATTATTAATGACCCGTATACCCACTCATAGTCATAAACCCTCTTGCCTCTAAACTCAATTTGCTTCATTACTCAACCGCCTTTCCAGCCGTTCCACTTTTTCGGCCATCACCTTTTTAATTTCCCCGTCAACATCAAACAACATTCGCATTTGCTCCATCATGATAATAACGTCGGCTATTTCTTCTTGTACGTGCTTTCCGTTATCAGCACCTAACGCCCATTTGCAAAGTTCATTGGTGAGTTCGGCCATCTCCTCTATGGCCTTAATCATCTGTTTATCCCGCCCATAAACTTTCAGCGTTTTCCGGTAAACTTTTTTTCTGTATTTGTTCATTTTTCCCCTTTCATATTAATTATTGAATCTCTTAATCAAGGTGAAGCATTTCAACTACATCTTCTTTGCTTAACCCAGTTTCTTTAATCAATATATCCATAACTTTGAATAAATGCGCCACGGTTTCGTTTGCCGTAAAATCATCTGTTTCAATATCAAATCCAAAATCATCGCCAATTTTTATAGTTATTACTTTCATTTTCATACTCCTATTTTTTTATTTCAATATATATCCTAACCATATAAAAATACCAACCCAACAAAATAAATCAAGAACGAACATTGCTATATTTTTTTGTTGATCGTCTTTATTCATTTCCTGCACCCCCATAATGAAATCATCAACAACCCGCACACTGTAAACAATATAACGCTCTGCACTTCAATACTCATATATTTAAAACTAAAGCATCTAGGAACGATTTAAAGCTTTTATCATGTTCGTCTAGCAAATATATAGCCTCGTCCAACTTAACGCCCGTACGGGCTTGCAAGACGTCTTTTTTGCCTATCTCACGATACTTTTTAAATGCATCTTTCAAGTTTTTGTGATAACTCACGTTTTCCCATATTTCAGTACCTATTTTTTTACCGGTTTTCGTGATTCTCTTTTTCTCTAATGTGTAACAATTTTCGTCTAGTGATACCCGATAATTTTCGCTTAATTCAATCATACTCTCATCCTCTGCTCTTTCTGTTT